GTTCATAACATGGAAATATTAAGAAGAATTTTTAAAAGAAAACCAAAAGCAAAAAAAGAACCAGAAGAAAAAAGAACTTACACTAAATTAAAAGATCATGGCACAGATATATCTTTTGAAAACGAAGTTAAGAAACCTGTAGAAAAAGAAACTAAAGAAACAAAATCAAGTTTAACATTTGGAGATTAACTATGGGATCAATATTTAGACCAGCACCAAGACCACAAGCTCCAGCTCCTATAGCAGTTGCACCAACTGTAGCAGAAGTTTCACAAAGCTCAGCAGTAGATGCGGATGGTTTTGATTCAAGAAAAACAAAAGCAAAAGGTAGATCAGCTACAATTATGACAAGCTCTAAAGGCATTGAAGATGAAACAATTACTTTAGGTAAGAAAAGTTTATTAGGACAATAATGGCAAGAACAGATTTAACTAAAGATTTATTATCAAGATTTGATAGACTTGAGGGTCAAAGACAAAACTGGGAAACACATTGGCAAGAAGTTGCAGATTATATGCAACCAAGAAAAGCAGATGTAACTAAACAAAGAGCCAGAGGTGATAAGAGAATGGAGTTGATATTTGATTCTTCTCCAATACAAGCAGTAGAATTATTAGCAGCATCACTACATGGTATGATGACTAATCCATCTACACCTTGGTTTACCCTAAGATTTAAAGATACAGAAGTTGACAATGAAGATGAAGCAAAAATTTGGTTAGAAGAAGCAACCGCTTCAATGTACACAGCATTTAATAGATCAAACTTTCAACAAGAAATTTTTGAATTGTATCACGATCTAATTACATTTGGTACTGCGGCAATGTTTATTGAAGAAGATGATGATGATTTAATTAAATTCTCAACAAGACATATCAATGAAGTTTTTATTGCAGAAAATGACAAAGGTAGAATTGATACTATATTTAGAAAATTTAAAATTTCAGCAAGAGCAGCAATACAAAAGTTTGGTGAAAAAGTTTCAAGTGATGTTCAAGGAATATTTAAAAAAGATCCTTACCAAGAAATAGAAATACTACACGCAGTTTATCCAAGAACAGATTTTAATCCTAAGAAAAAAGATAAAGAGAATATGCCTTTTGAATCTGTTTATATTGAATATAAAAATGGTAGTGAATTATCTGTATCAGGATTTAAAGAGTTCCCTTTTGTAATACCAAGATATTTAAAAGCATCAAACGAAATTTATGGAAGAAGTCCAGCAATGACAGCATTGCCTGATGTTAAGATGTTAAATGAAATGTCTAAGACAACAATCAAGGCTGCACAGAAACAAGTTGACCCACCTCTATTAGTTCCTGATGATGGCTTCTTACTGCCAGTTAGAACAGTACCAGGCGGATTAAATTTTTTTAGATCAGGTACAAGAGATAGAATTGAACCTTTAAACATTGGTGCAAACAATCCACTAGGTTTAAACATGGAAGAGCAAAGACGTGATTCCATTAGAGCTGTATTTTATGTTAATCAACTTATGATGCAACAAGGTCCACAAATGACAGCGACAGAAGTAATCCAAAGAAATGAAGAGAAGATGAGATTACTAGGTCCTGTTCTTGGTAGACTTCAATCTGAATTATTAAAACCATTAATTGATAGAGTGTTTAATATATTACTTCGTAATAATATGTTACCTCAAGCACCAGAATTTTTATCAGGTAAAGATATTGAAATTGAATATGTTTCTCCACTTGCTAAAGCACAAAAATCTTCAGAGCTACAATCTATTATGAGAGCAATAGAAATATTAGGTTCACTTGCAAATGTAGCACCAGTATTTGATTATGTTAATTTTGATAATCTTGTTAAACACTTGGCAGACATAGTTGGTATGCCACAAAAATTATTAAAATCACAAAGTGAAGTAAACGCACAAAGACAAGAAGCTGCACAAGCAGCAGAACAACAACAACAAATGGCTCAGATGCAACAAGTTGCACAGGCAGGGGGAGATATAGCACCACTAGCAAAAGCATTACCAGAAGAAGCACAGGCAATAGCTAACGCAGATGTTGCATAATTTATGGGTGAAGCAAATAAAAAACTGGAACAATACTTACTAAGTCTAAAAACAAACTACAAAATAATATTTACTTCAGATGAAGGCAAACAAGTTTTATCTGATTTAGAAAAAAGATGTCATTATCATTCTACCACCAATGTTAAAGGAGATAGCCATGAGAGTGCATACATGGAAGGACAACGTAGCATCCTTCTATTTATAAAAGCAATGCTACAAAATGAAAATGAAAAAGGAAAATAACAATGTCAAACGAACAGATAACACAGGAAACTGTGCCTGTAGAAACAGCGACACCTACAGAAGCAGTACAACCAATAGTAACACCTAGTACAGTTGCCAAAGCAGAAACACCTGCACCACAATCAACATGGAAAGATTCAATAAGTGAGGAGTTTAGAAGTGATCCTAGTATTGAAAAATTTACAGAAATAGATGCGTTAGCAAAAAGTTATATCAACGCAACTAAAATGATTGGTCAAGATAAGTTAGTTATACCAAATAATAATTCCACAGATGATCAATGGAATGAAGTATATTCTAAATTAGGTAGACCAGAATCTGCGGATAAATATATTTTAGATGCAAAATCAGAAACTGTGCCAATGGAGGAAAGTGCAATTAAATCCTTTGCTGAACAATCTCATAAATTGGGATTGAACAATAAACAAGCTCAAGGTATTTTAGAGTTTTATAAAAATAATATGGAAGGTACAGCTCAACAATCAAAAATTGATACTGAAACTGCTCAAGTTCAATCTGAACAACAGTTAAGACAAGAGTGGGGTAGAGATTTTGAAGGTAAAGTTAAACAAGCTGGTGCATTAGCAAAAGCAAATATTGATCCAGATGTATTGGATATGCAATTACAAAATGGCATAAGGCTTGGAGACCACCCTGAAATTATAAAAGGCTTTGCAAAAATAGCATCTATGATGTCAGAAGATAAAATTCTATCAACTGAAAGTGAAAATGTTAACACAACTAAAGATTTAGAATCTGAAATAGCAGCTATTATGAATGATAAAACTGGTCCTTATTATAACAATAGCCATCCAGAACATGATAAAATGGTACAGCAAGTATATACTTTAAGAGAAATGGCACTTGCTAAATAATAAATAATTTTAATCCCTTGTATTATTATTAAAAATATTATAAGGGATTAAAGATAAGACAATTCACAAGAACCTTATTGACAAGAGGTAATAGACCCTAGTCTAACAGACTTTAAATGCAAGAGATGCCTATCAATACTGATGGAGAACTTTTCTGATTATTTTAAACTAACAATAATAATGGAGACAAAAACATGTCGATACAAATAACAACAGCATTTGTACAGCAGTATTCTGCTAACATACAAATGTTATCTCAACAAATGGGATCATTATTAAGAGACAAAGTCAGAGTTGAAAGCGTTGTAGGAAAAAATGCTTTCTTCGATCAAGTTGGTTCAGTAACTGCGGTTTTAAAAACTAGCAGACATTCGGACACTCCTCAAATAGATACACCTCACTCAAGAAGAAGAGTATCTCTTGCGGATTACGAATTTGCTGATCTAATCGATCAACAAGACAAAGTACGTCTTTTAATAGACCCTACATCATCTTACGCACAAGCCGCTGCTATGGCAATGGGAAGAGCAATGGATGATGTGATTATAGCTGCCGCAACTGGAACTGCCTACACAGGTGAAACTGGTTCAGGAACTGAATCTGTACAAACAGCGATTGCTGCTAGTGTTGGTTCAACAACAGGTTTAAACATTACTAAATTAAGAAGTGCTAAACAGCTTTTTGATCTATCTGATGTTGATCCTTCAATTCCAAGACACATAGTGTGTGGTCCTGAGCAGATTACTAATCTTTTAGGAACAACTGAAGTAACGAGTTCTGATTTCAACACAATCAAAGCATTGGTTCATGGTGAAGTTGATTCGTTCCTTGGGTTTAAATTCACAACATCTACTAGACTTGCAAAATCTGGAAATGACAGAACTGTCATAGCCTTTGCACAAGATGGTATTACTTTGGGAATTGGTAGAGATATTTCAGCAAGAATAGACGAAAGAGCTGATAAATCTTATGCTACTCAAGTGTACTACTGTCAAAGCATTGGTGCTACTAGAATGGAACAAGCTAAAGTTGTGCCAATAACTTGCACAGAAGCATAATAATAATAATAGGAGAATATAAATGACAACTAAAAATACAGACTTGGTAGCTAATTTTGAAGCTACTCCTCAAGTCGCTAATAATGCTGCCGAGTTGGCTGGTGTTATTAGAACAGCTAATGGAACAGTAGAACTTGCAGCTGGAGATAGTACAGATAATGACATTGTTATGCTTGCACCTATTCCTAGTAATGCGTCTATACCACAATTATTTGTTGGTTCAGATACATTTGGGGGTTCGTGCACATTCAATGTTGGTCTTTACACAACAGCTGGCGTAGTAAAAGATGAAGATGTTTTCGCAACATCTGTAGCTGATGCTGCTGCATTGACTGATGTTCGTTTCGAAGTTGCTGATCTTAATACTGGGTCCCAAAAAGTTTGGGAACTAGCTGGAGACAGTACAGATCCTGGAGGATACTACTACGTTGCACTTACTTTTGATGCAACTGGCGGTACTGCTGGATCATTAAACTGGAACATACATTACATTGTAGACTAGTAAAAAGAATTTTAGGCGGTGAAAGCGAGAGTGGAAACCGCCTAGAGTGCATGAAGCAGATTAAAGATTTAAAACCTGTACTACATTTAAAAAAAGATAATTATGTATATAGGTATGTGTTAGTAGATAGGTTCAAACATGATGCCAAAAATCATTATGGCTTTGATATTAAACAAGAGAAAACAGAAGAAGAAATATTTGCGTTAAATAGTAATAGACAAATAAGGCGTAAATACATTATAAGGAAGTAATATGGCATCAATTGTAGATATTTGTAATGGAGCATTAAATCAATTAGGAGCTACAACAATTCTTTCCTTAACAGAAGATTCAAAAAACGCTAGACTTTGTAATTCAAGATACACTCAAGTTAGAGATGCTTTATTTAGAACACATCCATGGAACTGTTTACAAAAAAGAATAGCACTTGCGGTAGATACTACTGCACCTACTTGGGGTTTTTCTTATGCTTATACATTACCAGCAGATTGTTTAAGACTACTTAGAATATTAGATTACGATTCAAATTACAAAGTAGAAGGTAGAAAAGTTTTAAGCAATACATCTACTATGAAAATATTATATATTTCAAGGGTTACAGATCCTAATGAATATGATGAATTATTAAGAGAAACAATATCCGCATCATTGGGTGCTGACATTGCTTTTGGAGTTACCTCTAACAATCAAACAGCAAAAAATATGTATCAACTATTTCAAGATAAATTAAAAGATGCTAGATTTGTAGATTCAACTGAAGGTCAAAATGTAGATCAAGACTTAGGTATGACAGATGTAATTGATGCAGGTACTTTTATAAACTCAAGGTATTAACCTATGGCTAGAGTTGCTCTTGAGCTAACAAACTTTACAGGGGGTGAGTTATCTCCTAGATTAGATGGTAGAAATGATCTAACTAAATATACATCTGGTTGTGCAACCTTAGAAAACTTAGTAGTATATCCTCATGGAGCTGCGGCTCGTAGACCAGGCTCAACATTTGTTGCAGAGGTTGCTGACAGCGATAATAAAACAAGATTAATTCCTTTTGAATTTTCAACAACACAAACTTATATGTTGGAGTTTTCAAATTTAAAAATAAGATTCTATAAAGATAGTGGTTCAATTTTAGAAGGCAATAAAACTATAACAGGAATTACACAAGCTAACCCTGCGGTAGTTACAGCTACTTCACATGGTTATT